CCATATCCTTTCATTTAAAGACACTTCTCCATCAGTAGATATTATTCTACAACAAATATCTACAATTTCATTACGATACTTATTACTTAATGGCATCTGTGTCTCCTGTAAAACTATACCACCCCGTGACTATGTATTTTGTCTGTGTGGGACTTACAATACCACGGTGAGGATGTGTCCAATATGCTGGCCATACTAACACATCTCCTGCTCTTGGTGCAAACTTTTTACATTGAGTAGGAAACTCTGTCTCTCCACCATCCGTTACGTCATTAAGATATACCATCCATGCAAGTATTCTTTTCTCTGCTGACCCATCTACTCCACCATCATTCTCACAGTGTAAAGTAAAGTATCCTTCACCAGCATTATACTTTTGTATCTTAAAGGTAGGGGCAATAGTCCATGACTTTATCTTATTAATAAAAGGATACTCTCTATGATACTCATCAGTCCCAACACTTAATGCCTGTGCTAACACACTATTAATAGGAGTCTTTCCTACAGTCTCCAAAAACATCTCAGTATCTTTACACCTCTGACCTTCTCTATGCAAATGACTATTACCCTCAAAGAAATTAATAATATTCTTACAATTCTCTGAAGATAATACAGACTCTTTATGTAATATAAAATCTTTAGAATGCATTGATCACTGATGGTAAAAGATGATGCTCTGCCTGTTGAATTGCTCTAGTGAGTGTCTCAACAGTATCTCCAGGAAGAATAGGAACTGTCTGTTGCTTTATTATTGCACCAGAATCTAACTCTTCTGTTACAAAGTGAACAGTGCATCCTGTTTCCTCTTCACCTGCTTTCATTGCCTGTTCTACTGCATGAAGACCCTTATACTTTGGAAGTAATGATGGATGAAGATTTATAATACGTCCAGCAAATTCATCACAAAATTTCTTAGATACTATTCTCATCCAACCTGCCATAACAATCATATCTATTTCATATACATTGAAAATTTTTATTATATCATCTTCATCTTTACTATAAACAGAGGGAATATCTAACAAGTCTGCTCTCTTCCTTGCCTTACATTTCTTTTTATTATAAACCATAAGGACGACCTCATGGTTAGGACAGGAATGAACGATGTTCTCAAAATTAGAACCATTCCCTGAACACATAACTCCTAATCTCATAGTGATGGATACTCCTCATTGCGTACTAGGTCAGTTTTCATAGTCTCAAAGTCTATCATCAAACGTGAGACTTGTTTCCTATCAAGTCCTGCAAGTGCTTGACAGTTTTCTAAGCACCTGTATATACATTCTCTATCACTCATCGGTGGTCTTATCTCCCACCCTTGCTCATCATAATACTTCTTACCCTCAGTGACTTGTGCCTCTACGTGTCCAAGGTCTTGTACCTTAGAAGGGTTCTTATAGTTATGCTGAGTCATGCATCAAACAAAGCATGTTTAGATGTGCCAGCATTGTCATTAGATATATTTCCTATCCCAGTCTCTTCTGTTTCCTCTAAATGATATTCCCAATCTTCTATCACAGTATTAGAAAGCATCCTATCAGATAGAAGATCCATCTGTTCTCTTGCTATCTCTTCAGTCTCTGCATCAAACCAGAAGTCTATTGCCTTACCAATCCTCAACAAATGAGGAGTAAGTTCAGGAGCAATCCTTTTAACATTATTCATAACTGCATTACCTGCAGCATCAGATACAGAACCTCTCAACCTTACATGAACAAGTGCTTTGAATCTCATTTTTTAGTAGTATTGCTACGGGTTCTGTTTATTATACTAATAAATTTATCTCCTGCAAAGGTGCCACCAAGACACACATCAATCTCATCACCATCCCTCCAATTAACCTCACCATTCATTTTGGTGTGGGTCATTGCTAATTGAATCTTATCAATTACTTCTTGTGTTAATCTCATGGTTGACTCCAATCTTCATAAGGTGGTTCGGGTTCATTGATACGATGCTTAAATTTTTCAGTATCAAAATAAGAATCTCCAGGTGGTTTCGGATTATCATAGGCCATTTTTAACTTCCTTTTATACTCACGTTCATCTAAGACCTCATTGATAAGAATCTTTGCCTCCTTAACCATCTCAGGAGTGAACAACCTCATAGGACGAATCATCATCGGTTTATGAGGTTGCATCCTTACTTTGCCTTTGTAATTAGGATCAACAGGACCACTCATGCCCTGTGTATCAATCTTACTCATAGTTGTTTCCCATCCTTATCAACTAATCCCATCTTCTTTACCTGAGATAGATTAGATCTTTCTTGTTTCTTTAACTTCTTATACTCCTTTATAATTTTATCAACTTCGTCTTGCGAAACATTAACCTTCAACTCTTGTCCTTTAAAACCTTTTCCTTGTTGCTCTATGTAATCATTGATTCCATTCTGAATCTCACCTTCAATGATATCATTGATTTGATCCCTAAGTTCATCACTCATTTTCTTTTTTTCACCTTCTTAACTGGAGATTTATATTTCCACATACCAGGATTGACAGTTCCATGTCCAAAATCAATCTTCTGAACACAATCTTTACCATACCTATCATAATACATATCAAATACATTTGACATCTTAGCAGAACGAGTAACATCTAAAAGAGTCTCTCCTTCTACCACATAGGTTACATTGAATGCATCACTAGGAAGTTTTTTGTCGTTTGATTTCTCATGAGTTGTCTTCTCCTGAATAATCTCACAAGAATATTGAGAAGGGTCAAACTTTTCTTCCAGTTTTTTAGGTGGTTCAGCCAATTTCTCCTCCGTATCTACTTTGGTAGTCATGACCTACCACCCCAATTAATATCTGGGTATGCCTCTTTCACCTGTTCATAAGTTACTGCATACTCCTCAGATAATTTCTTATCTTTTGTAAGGATTACAATTCTTGCTTCATCAGGATGAAGACCTTCAAGCATCTGAATAAACATAGTCTCACGACGAATACCATTCAGAGTATCATTACCACCTTTAACAAAGTGATATAGATTCTTTGCTTCTCTACGAAGAGAAGTATGATCAGTTCCTAATGGACTCTCGTTAGGTGTAAAAGGAACATCTCCTTCTGGAATTAAAGAAAGAACTGTCTCATCAAAATTCCATATAAGAATAGAGACTAATGCATCATTACGATACTCCTTTAAAGCTTCTACTTTCGCAACTTTAGATTTTTGTTTACCAACAAATTCTAAAATCTCATGGACAAATGGATTAGGTGGAAGTGCTGGTTTAACAGCTTTCTTTCTAGGAGTCTTTGCTACAACAGTGCTACTCTTCCTCTTCGTTTTCGGTGTTTGTGTCATAATTGTTTTCAATTCTTAGAGCTAAAATTTCATCGGGAACTAATTGACCATTGGCATCAAACATCTCTGGATGAGTATATACCACTTGAGGAGTAGTTTCATATGAATGTTGTCTTGCCATCCATCCTATCATACCTCCTACCATAATTGCAAGAATAGACACTAATGTCATAAGTGTCAAGGTTACTATTAATGTTTCTGACATGGCACTCCTCCAGAGAGTTTATTTTTTTCTTATGTCCAAGTAAAAATTAAAATGAAAAACAATTTCTCTATTCCATAGTGCAATTAATTTTCCAAACTTTACTTGAAAAGTTTTAGGTTTTTGAATCCTTCTCCTGTTGCGTAATAATAGTTCTACACCCCGATTCATTTCGGGTTTGTCTTTATTTAGAATTCTTTTTTCTTCTTCCTGGTCGTCTGTCATACTGATACCTCACTGCATCTTCAAGGATACCTGCCAAATAATTTTTTATCTTTCTTGCTTGAGGTTTGGAAATATGTCCATATGCCTCACGCAATTGTTGATGCAAATTATCTTTACCTCCTTTAATATACTCTTGTAACTCTAATACTTCATCAGCAAGTTCCTTTGCTGTAGAACTTTTAAGGAAAGCATCGACCTCTGCTTTCTTGGTCTTCCGATACTTTAGAAATTCATAGAACTTGAGTTGCATTTTTCCTACAAACGCAAGTTCTATTGCATGTTCTATCATATCATATACATTTTCAAAATCGTCTTTCATTAGACTAATTTGTTTTCCTTTAAGTACTGAACTGTTTCTGTGCATCCACCAAGATTAGTTCCATTAAGAACTACTTGAGGAAATGATGAACCTTGACCAAACTGTCCATAAAAACTTGGTTGATCAAAGTGATCATCAAGTTTATAAACAACATGGTTTAGCTTTGCTAACTGTAGCACTTGAACTACTTTTGTGCAAAAAGGACATCCTTCCTTAGAATAAACCGTGAAATTCATGCTGCCTATTTAAAAATTTATTTAGTTTGAGCAACTACTGAAGCCCAATCGGCATCAAATAATTGTAATCCTTTATCAGTAAGAACATGATTATACATCTTCTCAAATACTGATGGTGGCATTGTAACTACTTGAGCACCGAGAGCAAAAGAAGTAGAGACTGCTTTCACTCCTCTAATAGATGCAGATAAAATCTCAGTTTTAATCCAATGTTTCTGGTAGATTTCAGAAATATCCTTTATAACATCTAACCCATTCACTGAGTTATCGTCAAGCCTTCCTACAAATGGTGAAACATATGTAGCACCTGCCTTAGCAGCAAGGATTGCCTGTGCTGCATCAAAAATCAATGTAACATTGACCTTAATATTATCTCTTGATAGGTGAGCACAAGTTAGAAGACCATCAGGTGAACAAGGAACCTTAATGGTTGCCACCTCTTGGAACTTAGCAGCAAGTCTAAGACCCTCAGAGGTCATTGTATCACTATTACCTACTACTTCCATGCTAATGTCTCTTACACCCTCTTCAGCAAGTTCCTGGTAGACTTCTTCGGGATCTCTACCACTCTTCCTAATCAATGTAGGGTTAGTTGTCACCCCATCTATAAGTCCTGTAGCAAAATGCTTTTTAATAATTTCTGTGTCAGCAGTATCCAGAAAGATTTTCATGAGAATAATTTAACTAGTGTATCTATAAAAGAATAAAAAAAGAGACCCTTTTGTGAGGGTCTCCTTATTGTATCAGGTTGTTTGTATTTTATCAACCAACAGAAGGAGCAACAAGTGCAACTTCAGATGTCTCAGCAGATGCTAAGTCAAGAGGGAAGTTGTGTGCATTTCTTTCATGCATAACTTCCATACCAAGGTTTGCTCTGTTAAGCACGTCACCCCAAGTAGGAACAACCTTACCAGATGCGTCTACGACAGACTGGTTGAAGTTGAAACCGTTAAGGTTGAATGCCATTGTACAGATACCCATAGAGGTTAACCATACACAAATCACAGGCCATGAAGCAAGGAAGAAGTGAAGACTACGACTATTATTAAAGCTAGCATACTGGAAAATAAGTCTTCCAAAGTATCCATGTGCTGCAACAATGTTGTATGTTTCTTCTTCTTGTCCGAATTTGTATCCATAGTTCTGTGAATCTAAACCTGTTGTCTCTCTGATTAGAGAAGATGTAACAAGTGAACCGTGCATAGCAGAGAATAATGCTCCACCAAACATACCTGCAACACCAGCCATATGGAATGGGTGCATTAGGATGTTATGTTCTGCTTGGAACACGAACATAAAGTTGAATGTTCCTGAGATACCTAAAGGCATTCCGTCTGAGAATGAACCCTGTCCGAAAGGATACACAAGAAATACTGCGAAAGCAGCAGATACAGGTGCAGAATATGCTACACAAATCCAAGGACGCATACCTAAACGGTATGATAGTTCCCACTGTCTGCCCATGTAAGCAGAGATTCCAATAAGGAAGTGGAAGATAACCAACTGGTAAGGACCACCGTTATACAACCACTCATCTAGAGTAGCAGCTTCCCATATAGGGTAGAAGTGTAATCCAATTGCGTTGGAAGAAGGTACAACAGCACCAGAGATGATGTTGTTACCATACATGAATGAACCAGCAACTGGCTCACGGATTCCGTCGATATCGACAGGAGGTGCTGCGATGAATGCAATAGTGAAGCAAATAGCAGCAGCTAATAGGCAAGGGATCATCAAGACACCGAACCAACCAACATAGATGCGGTTGTTAGTACTTGTAACCCACTCGCAGAACTCAGACCATCCAGAAAGGAGTCCTTGTTCCCTTTTTTGAAGAGTTGTCATGAGGACAATTTAAATTTAGTAGGGCTTCAAAGGGTAGAAGCGATACAGATATTTCCACTAATCCCTTCACTAGTGGATATGAGAGATATTATTACCCCATGATCTCGGTTAGGGGGATGATATGATGAGGGAATCCTCACCGAAGTTATTTATAGTAACAGATTGTTAAGTTGATGTCAAGTATAAAAAGATACGAGTATAAATGCTTAACATTTTCTTTATGTTACGAAATGCTAAATACAAATAAGAAATTGTCGGTAATTATTAATGAAGAAATTCTTACCTTTAGTAATGTTATTGATGACAGGTGCTGTGGTAGCACCCGCCCGTGCTGATCTGACCCACCGAATAAGTTCATCGACTCAGCTATCAGTTAACGGAGCTTACACAGATGCATCCAGAATCGGTTCAACTTATACAGTCTCTGGTTCTAACATCAAGGTAGATACTTCTAACAGTGGACACTTTGGTACTATGACTGCTGCTACTGCTACTGCTGCAGCAGCACAGGATCTTGGAACATACGACATAAATACGGCGGGCTCGGCTTTCAGCTTTAGCGAATCCTGGACTCAAGGTGATGCCGTAAATACTATCGGTGCAGGTGTTGACGTAACTGCAGGTGTCGTCGCAGACATGCCAGCATTTGGTAATACATTAACGATGCATGGCGGCGTTGCAGGAACTCTTGCAGGTACTATTACCTCCGCAGGTGTGACGACTCTAACCGCAGGTGGAGCTGGCACAACAGCTACAGGACAATTCGTTACCGAAATCGTAATCGACTAGGATGAAACGTAGTATACTAACAGTACTACTACTTCTTAGTGGTACAGGGGCTGCAAGAGCAGTCCCCGTGGTCCCAAATTTTACCCAGGGATCAATGACTAGCCATACGGAAACAACGTCTACGGTAACGGAGACGATAAATAGCATGGATTATAATACAGGCTGGCAGTATGCAGTTACTGGGACCAACGTAGAATCAGATGGAACACTATCACCTACAGGAGCAGGTTCTATTAACGCAACACAAGTAACATTAGACGGAGTGACTTCGACATGGAACGGATTGAATCTAACAGACAGACCAGAATTCTCAATAGTAACACCAGGAGCAGCCTTTCAATTCACGGAAAGTTACATGGGACCTGGCCTTTCAAATCACACCGTGATTCAAAGAACAACAACTATAAACAGCGTAACAGATACCACAAGTACCTTTACACAATAGCAACTATAGGTAGTCTTATAGCACCGTCTGCATCATTAGCAGCAGACGTTGGTGGAGTTAGTGCCACAGCAAATCCTATCGCCAATAGTTCTGGCTCAGTCACCAACCAGGCAATACAGGTTTTACAAGGTCCATACATAACGAATACCTATGGTGCTGGTATACAATGCCAAGGTGCTACCATGAACGTAACTCCCTATGTTACAGGAGGCATGGCATTTAAGCGACCATATGAGGCTTACTATGACGAGCCAGTATATGACGTTCATGATGCTGATGACGATGGACAGATAGACAATCCAGGAAATATTTTATATTACATGCCCACAAGAACTAATCAGTCTGATAGTTATAACGTATCATTAGGACTCTCTGCTACTTGGTCACGACCATTAGATAAAAAACTACAAGAACAATGTAAGCAAGCAGCACAGGCAAGTATTAATCAAATGGTTCAGTTGACTGCGAATAAGAGATTAGACTTTGAATTAGCTCGTCTTAAAAATTGTGGTGAACTTATGAAGGCTGGAGTAATGTTCCATCCCAAGTCACCTTATGCATCTGTATGTGCTGATGTTGTATTGGTTCAACCTCCTGGTGTGGTAGTTCCTCATATGCATGACCTTAAACCCAACACTCCTAAAGAAGAAGTTAAAATAGAAAAATCTAAAGTCAAAGTTGAAAAAACTGGTGGTGCAGATGACTTGGGTACATTCTCTATTGGTAATGTTAAAGATTAATGGAACCACCAATACGTAGAATAGAAAATATTAATAATATCAGTACCTATCAAATTCCTGATGTACAAAATGTGTATATCCCACGTTGGATGACTACACAACCTAATGTTGATTACTTAATCCCACCTGTAGTAATCAATATTGGTAATCCTATTGTGGATATACCTGGCTGTGTAAAGGCACACAAGGATAATAAAAAACATAAGACTGGTATTCCAATTGATAAGGATCTGGTAAAGAATGATTCCAAAAACGCAATGACACTTTGCCCTGATGGATCATACCCTGCATATTCTGCAATGAATTATGAACCAGACCAGTTGTTGATGACATATGAAACTAAAGCACCTCCTATTGCTCCACCACCAGAACCTGATCTTGATACACCAGAAACACCAAGTATACCTAAGACAGATGGACCAGTTGATTGCCCAGGTCCAACTCAACCAAGAGTAGGTGACTTATCCCAGAGTGGAGATGAAAAAGTAATTGGTCACGAACTGAATGAAGATAAAACTGTTTGTATAGTATTGTATGAAGATACTAATGTAGTAGAGAAATATATGCCTCCCGCAAATGTCGTAACGACCACTGCTAGTATTGCTGCTGTTGCTACTGCGTCTGCATTGTTTGCAAAGCCTTTAGCAGATTTACTTTTGAAGGTAGTGAAACCTGTCATTAAAAAAGTGATGACAAAAGTTCAAACCATGCTAGGAAAAACTCCCTATAAACCTACTCAGTCTGAACTAAAGACTAATGAGTATAGAGTGAAGAAAGGTTTACTTGAGATCCCTTTTGCAAAGAATCATGCTAAGAAAATGAAGGGTGAAAAGAAAAAGAAATAATTATTGTGTTATATTATTCCATTTCAAAAAATCCATAGTTGTTATATAACCTTCATGCTTATGTTCTGCTTCTGCAAATGTAGGAACTGTATGTACATTTGAATAGATTCCAAACACAGTTACTAATGATGCTATCACAGCACCAGCACCCCATACCCACTTCTCCAATTGGCGAAGTCTATTGTTAAGTTCTTCTTGATCCTTATCTTTAAAACGTTCAAGTTGTTCTTCTAAATCAGAAACCTTTGTTTCCAATACTGCCATACGACTGTCTTGCTCAGCTTGCTTACCATAATATTCGGGGTTTGTTGTGGTCATTTAGGAACCTCTTTACGGTAATCTTTTGGGTTTGTAGTTCTTACAACCCCTCCTGTTGATGTAGGTAGCATCTCTGCTAAAGCACTACGAACTTCTTCTCTTACTATGAGTTGAAGTTCTGATTGTTTTGCCTTGAATCTTTTTTCAGGACCACCAGTAGCATTATCGAGGGCATAATTACCACCCATTAATGTACCACCACCTATTACAGCGACGGCAGTTCCAGTACTAGTAATCTTTTGTAAATCCATTACTTCCATCCAGTGTTATGTGGTGTCATAATACCATGTTGCACAAGTGAATTGCGAATTGTTTCATTCTCTGCTTCTAGAGAATTTATTTTGTTCTTCAATTCTTCAAGTGTTTCTTTCAATAATTTTTCTTCCATTTTAATATTCCTCAGTTGGTATAGACCAGTCAGCGTATACACGTCTGCCTGTTTTGCCATGTGAATCTATATATGTTTGATCAAGACTCTGCCAATGTCCCAAACGAACGCCTAATTTCACGTAACTCCTCAAAATCTTTCGATTTAGTTCCCCCATCATACGACCAAGCATAACCCTCCGTAATCATTTGTTCGTTGAGTGACAACTCGGCGTCCCCGATGTAACACCACCCCAGTAACCGTCCGTACTTCCCAGTGCCGCCCACAAGCTCAGTACGGATAACGAGATCGTCGTCCCCACTAATAGCTCCTTCCAATTTTTCTTTAAGCCAGTTGGTAGCATGTATTCCTAACTCCTTTTCTTCAAGGTCTCTTGTTCTTTTTTCTGGAGTATCGACTCCTGCAATTCTAACTCTTTCTTTTTTATAGAGGTCAAAGCCGAGGTCAATAGTAACATCAATTGTGTCCCCATCTAAAACTTTGTCTATCTTTGTCACTCGGAAGTTGTAGCAACTCTTCCTGTTTGGTGGGGTCATCGCTCCCATAATCGATCTCCATATCTTCTAAAGCACTATTTAGCATATCGTCTATTGAGTTTCTATTCTTTTTTGCTTCCTCTTCTCTTATTGCCTGAATCATTTCACCTGCAGTAGGCCATGTAGGAAAGTCATGACCCATATGTGCTTCTGCTGATGGTGCAAAATATCCTGCTCCAATAAAAGCAAGTGCTACAGATCCAAAAAGACCTATAGCAGCAACTACCTTTTCATTTGCGCGAACTCTCTCAGTCAATTCCTTCTGCTTCTCTATAAGTCTCTCCACTTGCGATTCCAGAACTGCTATCTGCACTGACTTGCTCATTAGGATACCAAGTATCATACATGAATATGTAGTAAAGTGCAATCCCTACAGCAACAAGAAGGATAGCAATCATTATATTAACAGAGTGTACTACTTCACTCATGATACCTTACCACCCCATTCAGAATTAGGATCCAATCTCTCCATATAATTAAATCCAGAACCTGGTGGGTAAATATATTTTCCATTCTCATCAAATTGAGGACCAACTTTCTTTGCAGGGTATGTGGGATAAGGTCTTAACCCTGCTCTCATCTCTCTACCCTTTCTCTTCCTTTCTTCATTACCAGTCTCATGATCTTCAGGCATAGTAGGCCAAGAAGTACCTAGTATCTCCTTAAGCATCTCTCTAGTGTAACCATTAGGATGACTCATAAACCTCTCCTATCTCCCAACAATTTATATCCTCATCTCTAATTATATCCATAGTAAGTTCCAAACGATTAGCAGGAACTACTACACAATATCCTATACCAAGATTGAATACTCTCTTCATCTCCTCATTATCAATATTACCTTCAAGTTGAATCTTCTTAAAGATTTCTGGTAATGGCCATGCATTATAATCTACATGAGCAGTAAGTCCTTCTGGTAAACATCTAGGAAGGTTCTCAGGGATTCCTCCTCCAGTTATATGAGACATACCATATATCCAATCACCCTCTTTTAAAAGACGTTCTACAACAGGAGCATAGATTGTAGTAGGTGTAAGTAACTCAGGATGATTACAATAATTTAACTTAAGTCTACGTGCTAAGTAATTAACAATACTATACCCATTACTATGAAGACCACTGCTTGCTAGTCCAATAACTCTATCACTTGGTTTAATAGCAGACCCATCTATAATATCTTTCTTCTCTACTATACCAGTACAAAATCCAGCAAGGTCAATTTTATTTTGAAACATTGGATGTTCAGCAGTTTCTCCACCCAAGAGATCCATTGCTGCAATCTCACATCCCTTGAGGATACCTACCATAATATCAGCAACATTCCCATCCAACTTCTTAGTAGAAATATAATCTAAGAAGTATAATGGTTTAGCACCACATGTGATTATATCATTCACACACATGGCAACTAAATCAATTCCTATAGTTGTATAGTCATTAGCAGCTTGTGCAATATCAATCTTAGTTCCTACTCCATCAGTTCCAGATACTAAAATAGGTTCCTCGTATCCTACGGGAACCTTAAACATACCACCAAACCCACCAAGTTTAGGAACTTTGTTTTTAAGTTCTTCTACAAACTTATTGCCAGCATCTATATCAACACCAGCAGTTTTGTAATCTAATACAATACCTTCCTTCTTAAAGTCAAGAGGTTCAAAATCTGCCATAGTTTATTACACTTTGATTATATTATATCAAATGTATGCTTCGGCTGCAAGTCTTACTGCTAGTGACAGGGACACTCCCATGATGGTGAGTCTACTCATCCACCACATTACTTCATGTTTCATGATTAATGTCCCATTGGTATACCTGCTGCCATAAAATTAGAGATATTTTGAACCTCTTCATTTACGCAGTAGTCAATAAAAGAAGGATGCTCCCTTAGTGCAGGAACATCCTCTTTGGAATTTTGTATTGCGTCATAGGCAGTCACTGCATACTCGCAGATCTCATACTTATGCTGTTCTAAGTCGTGATAACCGACTGTATAATGCTGTTGCTTAGTCAGGGGCATGATCTTTTCAATCCCATACTAACCATATTTATAGCACATCTAGTAAAAATTACCTATTTGAGTGTGGAGTCCAACACTCAGTTAGAGAACCTGGATAACTCCATAGCAATCAGGTATCTCACTCATAACTTTCTTTTCTATACCTTGCTTCAATGTAATAGAACTCATTGCACAAGTAGAACATGCACCACCTAATCTTACTTTAACAAAATTAGTTTCATGTTCTATCTCAACAAACTCTAACCACCCACCATCAGCCTCTATGTAAGGCAGGAGTTCTTCCAAGACTCTAATTACATTCTCTTCGGTTAATTCCATAACCTAGTTAATTGTCGAACATCATTGACACCATAGAGTGCTTTGCAAGTTTGTTCTGCATCCTCTCTCAAATTAGATGGTGATATAAATTCAACCTTCGTTAATCTATTTGACTGAAGAAGTATCTGCGCTGACCATTTGGTTTCCTTTTCCATATGTGTTGCCAAATCATATTGTCTTTTAAGATATTCGTATTGGTCACTCATTAAAGAAGAATAGCACCAATAACAAATCCCTTAGCAAAGGCAATACAAGTTACTTGATAGTCAGTCCATCCAAACTTGTCTTGACATTTTTTAATAAATGCTTTATCCCATTCAACTACTTTGTTGAATGCTCCTTTAACTTTATTCATTTTTTATTACAGCATTTTGATTTAGCAAGTGCAGCAGCAAGTATTACTACTATTGCTGCTATGCCAATACCAGTTCCCCAACCAATACCTTGTGGTTCTGGTTCGATAAGTTCTTGAAGGGCAGGTACTTCTTCAATCATTTTTGTTGCTTCCTTTGGTATTGGAAGTTCTTTAATAATACTTTCCATCTTTAAAGTTTGTAAGGTTCTTTGTTATCAGTATCTGAAACACCTATTATTTTGAGAGGTGCTTGCTCAATACGAATAGTTTGAGTAGGACCAGCTTTAGCTATGATCGCCTCAATATCTTTTGCGGTAACAGGAGGTGCTCCACCATTACCATTACCGTTTCCATTACCATTCATCTTCATAGTACCATCACCTTTCTTAGATGCAGTTTGAATTCCGAAGCTAGCTAAAACTCCTGTAAAAACTGAAGCTATAAAAGTTGGATCTATTTTTTGTTGTGGTACACCTGGAATCGCAACATAATTAAGAGTCAATATTCCACCCGACCAGGCAAGAACGGTAATTCTAACAGCTGTACTGATGATTGCAGCTTGTTCTTCAGCATCTGGAAGAAGAGCAGATTTCAACTTACCAAGAGGACCTTTAGGTTTCTCTTTAGTTTCTTCTACTACTTCTTCCTTTATTTCTTCAGGCATAAGAATGACAGTAACTCATTCTATTTAGAAAGTTGGAAGTCCAGATGAAGGAATAGGTGCAGTTGCTTGTGGTGTCTCTGGAGAAGCAAGCTCATTACTTCCTAAAGGAAGTGCGCCTCCACCCAATCCTGCAGCACCACCAAAAGATCCAGTAACTGCTTCCATAACTTGAGATTTAACTCCATCAATGATGGATGCACGATTGACGTATACGTATAACCCACTACCAACAACGGCAACAGATACAGCAGTAGACGCAAGAGCAAGTACATTAATTAATTTTTGCATGATAATTATTCGAGTGATTTATTTATAAACGACTGTCTGTAAGCATTGTAATAATCAACAACACCAGCACTTATAGGATACTTACCTACCCACTCATCAGCACATTCATAGATTGCTTTGTTGTTACCCTCATGGCCAAATTTGCTGAGAAGAATTTTAAGTACGTCTTCTCTCAACTTCATTTTCGCATCCGAATACTTGTCTTCAGTCATTTTGTAAGTTCCTTAATTTTATCTCTCCAATAGTCTCTATCGTGTTCAGAAATCCAAGGAGAATGTACCATGACATGTGCATGTTCTAACCATTTTTTATCATCCCAATCCCTACGTGGATACTTAATAAAATCTTTTAAAGTCATTCATCATCCCTCTCATTGAGATGTTGATTAAGAAGAAAAAACCACACAACACCTAATACTATTATAGAAAATATTCTAATAGAATTAGGTGATGTGTCAATCATGCTTCTTTCTGTTCTTTCTCTTCTTCTTTAATACGTTTCCTCATCATCTTAGCATAATATACATCCTTTTCACTATACCATTCAGGATGTTTTTTTGCAAGTTTAATAAGTTTCTTTGCTGCCTTTTTGTCCTTCATTAATTACTCTAGGTTTTCTTCTTGCTCCGTAAGTATTACACAATCAGATTCTGGAGTAGCAACACAGAGAAGAGACCATCCCTCTTCTAGTTGATCATCATCTAAGAATGATTGCTCATCATTGTTAACTGTTCCTTCCAACACTTTACCTAAACAAGCAGAACATGCTCCTGCTCTACATGATGATGAAAGTTCTATACCTTCTTCTTCTGCCTGTTCCAAGATGTATGTATCATCAGGACAATCAAAAGTGGTTTCTGTTCCATCAGGTGATTGGAGTGTAATAGAATACGATGCCATGTGCTTTATGCAACAACCGTATTATATATTTAATCCTTATATCAAGCCCAATGAACCTGCTGTAATACCAACACAAACAAAAAATCCAAACTCCAACAGTCCATGTGCAGAAGCAGGGGTATTAATAAGGATGTTATTGAAAAACGATAGATCCGACATTTGTATATGCTACGAGGGTTACAACCCCTAAGAAAAGTGCTATTGGCATAGGTAAAAATACTCTGTCTGTATTATATAGGTATTTCTACCTTACTGTCAAGAGTATTGTAATACATATTACTCCAACCATTGCTAAACGTCCATTCCAACGTTCAGCGAATCTCCAATATGGGTGAGACCAATCAATCATGTTGGTGAAGGTGCATATGCTGGTTCCATTTGACCAACCCTAATACCTTTACCACCATCTTGGTCATCGTCATCATCATTAATTGCACGAAGAATAAGTTCCACTAAAACTAAAGCAGCCATTGGATAAAAAACCCAGAGGACTGCTGTTAGTGGTGTTATTGTATCTGCTGCGGCTGATAAGTCGCCCATATGTCTTGATTCTGTAATAAATTACGAGTAATTATTTAGTTATGTAAAGTATTTGAAGTGGGTATATGCACCTACGACTGCCCAAAAGGCAACCATTGCAAACCTACCGTTGGCTCTCTGCCAAATTGCTACGTTACTCATTAGAATATACCTGGAATGATTTGACCTGTGAATGAGTAAGCACCTAGTGCTGCTACTATTCCTATCATGGCCATCCAGCCATTAAACTTTTCTGCTTCTGGTGTCATTGTTTTGTTCTCCTTTTTGGATTGAGGGTTAAAAGTGACTCGCTGTGCGAGTGGTGTAAAGACCTTGGTGCTTTACCAGATACCAGGTATTATATACCCAGTAAGGATGTAGTTGTGGACTGCTGCAAAGAATCCAATCATCGCTAGGCGACCATTGAGTTGTTCTGCATGTGGCCAATATCCTTGGTAGTTCTCAACGTACTGCATAGGTGGCTCAGAAGCAAACATATTCTGCTTACCATATTCAGTAGTTGTGTAACGATCCATTTTGGATGTTGAACTTGTCATTCGTTTATTAAGAAACGTAACATAATTATATATAAAAGATTAAGTTTTGTCAAATAACTTTACATTAGGGGTATCCGAA